ATCTTGAATTTTTCTGGCCGCTGCCAGCGCACCGGCTTGGTCGTCCGGGTAGTCTTCCATGATCTTTTCAACTGCCGCCTGCGACTCACCGAGTTCACGCTCGTACTTGCCTTCCAGCTCGGCCGCCGTGAGCATTTTCTCGCGGATCGGTTTGGGCACAAATTCGGCAATCGTGCCGTTCGGACTTTTCAACATTTTGATGCGCTCTGCTGGAGGCATGAACGTGACCATCGCGGTCGCGTAATCCTCTGTCCATTCGCGCTGCATCTTCCCTGCTATCTCGTCGCCGATGATTGGCGGCACGCTGTCGCGGGCACCAGCAATCAAACCGTTCGCCCGGTTGATCGCTTCCTTGCGCGTGGCATAGTCTGGTGCGTCCCATGCCGCCTTATTCAACGCATCCAGTTGTTCGTCCAGTATCGCTTTGCCGGTATCAACGTAGCGGGCAGCCGAAATCGTCCGTATCGCACTGACACCGCGCTCCATGTCCAGTTCGCTCGCCGCCTCGAATGTGTGTCGATCGTTGACGTTGCGGATGGTTGACAGCGCTTCGTCTCGCGATTTGGTCATCGCAACCTTGTAGCGCTCTTCGTATGTTTCGTAGTCGTCGTCTTCTGCCAGCTCCCGGCGCACCCGCACATCGTCGGTCAGCATCTTGGATTGCGCGGACGAGAACCGGAACTGGTCTTCGATCTCCAGACCTTTAGCGGCATGAGCGCTGACCGCTTCGCCAACACCAGCCACCGCAGCGGCATCGATGGCGCCGGATCGGTTGCTGACGATTGGTACAGTGCCGCGCAGTGCTGGCCGCGCGCCCCGATCGATCGCTAAAGGTATCGTTGGCATTGGTTATCCATTCAGCCTTTCGTTAGGTGTAGTTGGTCGGCAGGCTATATGAGCTGCCGGTGGATGCTTTGGGCTTCCACTTGGTGCCGTAGGTGCTTTGCCAACCAGTGTAAGCGGTCAGGATCGACGTTACGGCTCCGATCTTGCCAGCCCTAGCGGCAGACCGACCTTCGTCTCGTCGGGCCGCTGCCTGCAACTCCATGCCGTATGCCTCGGTTTCACCGTTGTACAGGTGCGTGAGGGCGCGATACTCACTTTCCGTTTGCAGCTCGGCCATGATCTGCCGCATGTTGGCGTTATCGGTCCCGGCGCCACCGGCCGCAGCGATCGCCATCGCATCCGATTGAATGTAGCGGCCATACTCGCGCTCGCGTTCCGCATCACGTTGGGCGATGCCGCGCGTAATTTTGGCGTTCCGCTCGTGCAGCAACGCCTCGGAATAGGCAGAGTTCTTTTCAGCGTTACCACTGTCAATTGAGGACTTGGCGGAAAGCGCTGCTCCGATTAACAATACCGCTTGTGGGGCCATGCGAAAATTCCTTCCTGATCCGTCTGTTCAAAACCTAGCCGCTGGAGAATCCGTGCCCCCTCGTCGTGCGTGGCGGCAGCATACACGGAGGTCGGGTAGTCGCGCACGAATTGTAGCGCGGTTTTGACTGCCCGCATGATTAAAACGCTGTCCAGATACGGTTCCAGCTCATCCTTGACATCGGAGAAAAACCGGGCAGTCCATGCCTCGCGGGCAATGCCGATCACACCGACCGGCTCATCATCGATGATCGCAACCACAGCTTTTGCCGTCGTATCGAACCTGTGCCCGTAAAATTTATACAGGTCGTCCGAAGTGGCGTATCGCCATGAAATCAGTGCGCTTCGATCTCCGCGACTGACGCGAGCACTGTGCATGGTCTTGGCGCTGCTGCTTGCAAACATACTCTTGAGTCCGTGTTCCAGCTCCCGCCGAATGGAAATGTGTCTTCATCGTAGTGCGAATAGATGGCATCTTCGTCCTGCTCCAAGCCACCAGTGACCAACGGCAGCTCGCTCAGGTTGTCGAAGTCCGGGCCATACTGTAAGCCCTGATAGTGGGTGTTGTGCAGTACCACGCCGATCTGAGTCACAATGCGGGTCACGTTCAGGCCGACGCCAGTCGCATTGGCTAATTTCGACCCCTTGAATTGAGCAGTGTACGGCAGCCCGGCGACAATCTTGCTTGCAGCGGTAGACAGTCCGATCACGCCACTGCTGACGACTTTCGTACCGACATCAATGCCGTCTGCCCAAACCACGACCGTTTCGCCTTCGAGGTGATCGAGTCCGCTCATGGTAGTCGTAGAAGCGCCATCGTAATAGACAAACGAATCCGCCTGCTTGTTCAGCAAGCCGCCCTGACACTCCGACTCCAGTGACCACTTTTCGATGTAGCGCACGGTGTTGCCGTCGATCGTTCGCTTGACGACGTAGTAGACCTGATCCTCGACCGTGCCGGGCAGGATGCAAACATCCTCGATTTCACCGTCCGTCTCCACCTCTACCCAACAGGTGACATCCTCCGCCCGGTCGAAGACGAACACGCCGACCTTGCCATCATTGCGCACGCAGTGAATGCGAATGTCCGGTTTCATTTGCGCAGCGATGTGCGTGATACCCGACTCGTTCAGGTCCGGCGCGAGTACACTCAAGTCTTCAGGGATGTAATCGTCGGCGCCGATCGACCGGACACTGGTATCGTACTGCAAGCTGTAAAGCCGCTGCTGCGACCGATCGACGAAAACGCCCCTCGACGACAAAATCTTCAGGTTGAAGTTGCTCGGCGTCAGCGGCGCATCGAACGAGCTGGAACGTGCCGACAGCGGATTGTTGCCATCAAGGGTGACAGTATCCACGTTGGATGAGTTCTGCGCGGTGCCAATGATGAGTCGGCCGAGCGCCATCATCCAATGAATACACTGGATCGGACCACTGCCGATGTTGCGCGCAATCGTGCCGCTGCTGCCGGTGAAGCTGTCATCGAAACTTTCGTAACCGTCCGACACCGATCCCCAAATGCGATCCCGGCCAGCCCACCAAACTCGATTCTCGAATATGCGCACAGAATTAGGGTAGCCGAGCCGAGTGCCCCATGATCCTTCCCGCCAGTCGGCACTGGCGACGACACCGCCGAAATCCTTCAGGACCACGGCATCGACTACCGAGACAGTGGTAAAGGCAGTCACGCGCGCCACGCCAGTAATCGAACCGGCAGCGTAGGTCAACGAACAAACCGCTGTGCCGGATGTGTACTGACCAGCCTTGATGCCGATCCGGTAATAGATGATCTGCTCATCCGAGTCGTCGTCGTGCGAGCCAGTAGCCGGTGCGGTATAGGTTGTCGCTAAGTCAGCCCAACTACCGATCGAGCCAACTGAATACTGCACGGTGATGGTGGCGACGAAAGTGCCGGTGATCGCGATGTTGAAGATACGCTGATTGCCGATGCCGATGACTTTGATCGGGTCGCTGAATGAGTCAGCAGATGAAATGGACGATTGCACCTTCTGTCCGAGTGATGAGATCGAAAACAGCGCGCCAACGTGCGAGCTTTTGAAAATACCGCGCGAGGCAGTCAGCGTGACATCGCCCGATAACGCACTCGGCGTGATGGTCGTCTGACTGACATTCAGTGTCTCGAACGGACCGTCTACCGGCAGGTAGTCCACGATCGACCACGAGTTTGCATCGAACCGCAGCATCTTTTTCTGCACATGGTCTTCGCAGCCGACGAAGATCACATCGCCGGATTGATCGTAGCGAATGTTTTTCAAGTCCGCTTCAGCGTAGGGCGTGGTCAGTGACACAGTACCGGCTGCCTCGACTGCGATCGAATCGACCAGCACGGTGTACGTCAGGATACTGGAAAATTCTATGTAGGCATTCGCGCCAGTCGGAGTGAACGACAGTGAGTGCTCACCTGTTTCCAACGCTGCCTCGGTGAACAATTCCTCACCGCCAGAGGTCGAGCCGATGCGAAACTGTACCGGACCACGATCGATGTCGATGCGCACAGCGTGCAGCGTACCAACTTCGTTGATTGCCAGTGTTTGCCGACGAATGGCAGCGTTCGTTCCGTTACCAAGCAAACCCATTTTATTCGTAGCAACATACGCCGAAGCTGCACCAGCCTCGTCCGCATCCGTCCAGTCGTTCAGGTTGCCGATGAATCCACCGTTGGTGATGGCAGCCGTCACAGTCGGTCGCGTCAGCAACACGTCGTCGATCCGCACCCGCATGGCAGTCGCGGTCATCTCGATTTGCGCGGTATCGTCCACTGAGAAAATGAATGGCAGCAGTCGGGCCTTCGCGTCAGACAACGTGGAGCCGATGTACTCCATCCCCGGCCGCAGCATCATCGAGCCAAGTACGCGCGGCATCCAGTTGACCATCGTCTCCGCCATCATAGCCAACTTCTCGACATCGATTCGAGCAAGACCGAGCGCAGAGACGATGCCCCGGTTGAAGGCGAGGTACAGTTGGTTGGACTTAGCCATCAGCCGATCAGCGAGCCGCGCCGACCACGATCACTGCGCGATCTACCTGTTCGAGCGAGCTGCCAGCTCGACGGTGGCGGAAACTTCGCGCCCTGCTCCTGAGCATCGGTAGCTGAAGCGTCGCGTTTCGCCTTCTTCACCTTGTTCGCCAGCTTATCGCTGTCGTATTCCAATCCGGTCAGGCGCGGTGCGACCCGTTCCGCCAGCTCGTGTTCGACCCAATTAGTGAAGTCAACCGGCCATTTCCCAAAATCGAACCCGTACTCGCTATCATTGCTGACGTAGCGAATGTACACGTCTTCCTGATGGGCGAACCAGTAGTCGGATTCCGTAACATAGTCGGTGATGGGATTGGTGAAAAATTCATCACTGCAAAATCCAGCCAGTCGCACCAAGTCGGACGGTTTCTCGAACGCGAACTCGTGACCGAACGGCGGCGTGATCGTCGTGGATGATTCTGGTTTGATGGAACGAATGGCGAAGTTCCACTGCCCGGCACGAAGGCAGCGCTCCACAAAGTCTCGACTGTAAATTTCGTCGAGCTGATGACGTGGCTCGCGGTTTTCACTCAGGCTGGCAAGTTTGCGCTCGCCTAATATCGCGAGTGCACCGTTGTACAACGATAGTTTATCCGTCACTACGCATCCTCCATGAAACCTGCGCTCGTCCCTGAGCGATATACGCTCCGTGCGTCAGGGGTCTGTCTACCGGCGAGATGCTTCGATGTGGCTTTTCACCCAACGTCGTGCTGCATCTTCCGTCTCGTGCCCCTTCGACAGTGCCACACCATCCTTGATGATCTGATACTTGACATGCGGGCCGGAGTATTCGATTTTGTATGGCGCTGTTTCGGAAGTGTGCTTTGCCACCTTAACGAAGTCCTTCACTCGCATGACTTCAACGTGCGCGAACTGGCGCCCGCAGTCCATCACGATCAGTTCGACGAACCACCGGCCATTGTCCGGCATGACCTCGATGCGATCGCGGACACGGAATTTAGTGGCGATGTGCTGCCAGTATGTGTCGCGGAGCAGGTCTTGGGGGCTGGTGTCGTTCGGCACGGTAAGGGTATAAACGGTGCGCGCGTATTGCGATTCTTTCAGGCGGGAAAGCGTGATTGGCGGAGCTGGCTTGCGTTCGACTGCCGTCTCTGCGGTTACTTCTTCTGCGGTTGCGGACATGCAATTCTCCTGCTGTAAAAACAAAGCGGGCCGAAGCCCGCCTTGAATTGTGACTGAACAGCAGTCCTTACGCCAGTATTGCAGGCGTTACGGTAGCTGCTCCGCCCGCCGTTACGACGGAAACGGAGTGCAAGGTGGCACCGACGGTAGCCGTGGTTTTCACGTAGATCAGGACATCAGAGACTTTCAATCCCTTAGCGTCGCCATCCGAAATGAAATCGGCGGCATCGACATCCGTGTGAATATCGGTTCCGTGCAGGAGCCACATTGCCATTCCGCCCGTTCCGAGGCGCGGCGACATCAGGTTGAGTTGTGCTGGAACATAAGCCATTTGATTACCCCCCCTTAACCGGCAACGTATTCAGAACCATCATGGTTGACCACCACGATGCCAGTGTTCTGAAGTAGTTGCGAACCCATGTAGATCGAGCACCGTGCCCACGAGTAGTCCTGCTCTTCGTCGTAACCGGCAAGTGCTTGCAGGTTGCTGGCGTTGTAAGCATGACCAATAGCCGACTTGTGGTAGATGAAACATTTTTCAGCGGCCGTGCCCTTACCCGGAAGGTTCGGGTGCACGATCCACATCATGTCCATCCAGTAATACGCGCGCGGACGGTCTTTCCACGCCAGATCGGCTTTCTCGCCCGGAGGCCCGTTGACGTAATCGCGGTCAGAGAACTCACTGACTTGCAGCATGTACGCCTCGAATGCAGGCGTAATGAGCGCACAGATGTTCTGGTCCCACGGTACTTCAGCGTTGCCGAGGATCGTCTTCGCCCGCAGCACCAGTCCAAAATCGGCCTTGACAGCAGTTGCCCCTGCGGTCTGCGTGCCGGTGTTCAGCTCGGTGATGATGTCGTCGTCGATCTTCCGGTTTACTACAGACATGCTGGTTTGTTGCATGATTGCTCGTTGGTTGCCCTGTGACGAGAAGATATTGAAGCTCGTCTTGCGCACGAGGTCATGCCATTCGACCAGTGTTGCAGCAGGCTGGCTGAGTGAGTCGCCACGCGCCGGAATCAATCCGTTCGTGCCGCGAGTCACAGCAGTAGCGCCGCCGCTGTCAGCTACCAGAAAGGTCGCCACGTTGCCTGAAATCATTGCTTCGGTCGTAACGGTTTCCCGCAACAGACTTTGGCGCTGTTCAAATCCCGCGATGAACTCTTCCCGGTACATTGTTTTGAAAGCAGTTTCGGCCATAGCGGCAAACTCCTTTGTTCAATGTGGAATTGTTGTGCCTTACGCGGGTTGGCTGCGTCCGGGCGGCAGGTGGGAGTTGACCTTACGGTGTCCCGCTGCCATCCGTGGCAGGGCCGAGTGATCGGCGATTCGTTGTCCGGGCTGCGAATGCAGGTTGGCGGACGATAGGAGTGTAAATCCACCAGAAAACCCGGTCAACAGGCTGGTGTAAATTATTTACAGTTGGGGAATGTCGATCCTTGCGCGATCAACGACTTACGAATCCGGCCGCGACGGTAGAATGCGGCCTCCAGCGTGGGCAACTGGTTAAAAAGTAAGCAAAAAACGGGGTGTGTTAAAATATAAAAAGGCCGGGAGGTTAATCCCGGCCTCATCGCCCGAAAGCGATGCCACTCAACCGACAAAGGATGAAGAAGCATGAACGATGTTACAGAAAGTGAACTGCACAAGCAATTCGGCAACCTTCTCGATCAGCGACATCATGCGGCACAAGATCAGCCGCACGGAACTGGCACTGCGGAAGTAGCACGACAAGGGGAGGCGTTCAGCCTCCCCTTTTTTATCGGGGCTTGATCGGGTTGAATTTCTCGACCGGCACGCAGACGATCGCGGTCTTTTCCTTCTTGTTCCCGATCCAACGGATCGGCCACATTTCGGACTGGATGCGCTCGTTGATCCGCAGCCACTTGATCGTGCCAGCCAGCCGGACCACGAAGAACGCCGGGATCGATTCGCGGTGATAGGTCCAGAGTGACATCGCG